CTACAGGGGAGGCATCATGAACATCGGTACTGACGGATACATAAAGGTTGCTGCTGATGTGGCAAATGAGGTTCCTCTTGGAGTATTAAAAAAGCAGGTAGTTGCCGCGGGAAGCCATGCTGAAAACTGCGAAATAGAAATCGGCATTATCAAGCTGCCGCATTCGGGGGCAGCACAGACCGATGTCGGGGCGTTTTTTTATGCTACTTACGATGATACGCTCGCAGATTCAGCATCGAATGTGGGACCTGCCGGTCTCTGTGTAGGATTTGAAACCGGCTACGTCTGGATCGATTTCAGAATAAAAGCTCTGAGTTAAGAGCTTGTACTGAGGAGGAAATAAAAAATGATTATCGATACAATTGCATTAACAAAAGCGTTGAAAACGCAATTCAACAAGTCTTTTCACGAAGCACCGATGCCGAAATATGAACCGGTTATTACCCGGGTTCCGTCGAATGCGGCCAGCGAGACTTATGGCTGGCTTGGGGCTGTTCCGCAGCTGAGAGAGTGGCTCGGTGAAAAGAAAGTGAAATACATGAAGGATTACAGCTATACGATCACCAACAAAGATTGGGAGGCAACGATAGCTATCGATCGCAATGAGCTCGAAGATGATCAGGCTGGCATTATCAAACCCAGGGTTCAAGTCCTCGCCTTCAGGGCAAAGGTATTTCCGAATAAGTTGGTGTCGGACCTTGTTGTTAACGGAACAACTAACCTGGCTTATGATGCGGCGGCTTTTTTCTCGAACAGGGCAACCAACGATAACCTGCTTGCCGGCACCGGGACCACAGAGGCGCAGATCCTTGTGGATCTCGCTGCGGCTCGTGCGGCCATGATGGCGTTCGTGGATGATTGGGGTGATGCGCTTGAATTTGAACCGGATACGATCATCTGTCCGCCAGCTCTTGAGATCACGTTCGTAAAGATCATGGAGAGTACCACGTTCATTACTGCGAGCGCAGCGGGAGTGAAGAACTTCTGGTCCAGTCACATAAAGAATATCATATCAGACGCACGGCTTTCAGATGCAGATGATTGGTATTATGTGGCTTCTGGATATCCGCTAAAGCCTTTCATCTATCAGGAGAGGAAGGCGCCGAAACTTGTAGCCCAGGATAAGGATACGGACGATAACGCATTCATGCGGAAAAAGTATCTTTACTCCGCTGAAACGAGGGGTGACGCTGGCTACGGCTATTATGAGATGGCTGTAAAGACGGTCAATTAACAAAAGGCGGGGAGTGATCCCCGCTTTATTTTAATTCTAATTCGGAGGTTCAAGAAATGGCTGAGAAACGTGTATCCTTTAGGTATAAAAACGGGTTCGAGACGGAATACCGGGAGAGTATCGCTGACAAACTGGAAAAGAAGGGCGAGGGTAAGATAATCATGAAGTCAGTGTCCCGGGTTGTCAACGAAGTTATAGAGCCTGATAAAGACGGGGATGACAAGGATAAAAGAAAGGACAAGGATAAAAAATAATGAGCTATTGTCTGAGTTCTGATGCCTTGGCACTTATCCCGAAAAGGGCGATCAATTCCGATACAAAACCCTCGACAACCGATGTGGAAGGTTATGTTTTAAACGCAGACAACATTATCGATTTAAAACTAAAACAAAACGGAATTGATGCCGGCGAGATTACCGACGATGCCTATCAAAATGGTCTTAAACAAATAGCTATGCGGCTGGTATGCGGGATGCTTGAGGGAGCATTGAAAGCAGATAGTGGGGCGGAGGAGGGAGAGATTTATAACAATGCTTTCTACAAAGAGGGCCGGGACATGCTTAATGAATTTGTCAAAGATTATAAGCTCAATCCTCCGACTGCCAATGTTGAGACGGTAATAAAGGGTATAACGACCAGGGACGATGAACTTGAACCTCATTTTCACATGAATGAAAGGATCTCTTGATGTCTAAGATGTTTGAGTTTACGGCAGAGCTTGACAAAAATGATATCAAGCTGCTCAACCTTGAACTCACGAGAATCGGAGGAAGGGCGGGAGATCTCAGGCCAGTATTTGAACACCTGCGGCCTGAATATGTTCAGGAAGTGGAAAAAAGGTTTAAATCGCAAGGAAGTTATTCGGGGAAGGGGTGGCCCAGGCTCAAACTAAGTACTTTGAAAGATCGTAAAAGAAAAGGTTATCCCCCGGGCCCTATCCTTGTGAGAAGTGGTGCACTGCGTGATTCGTTGGTCAGCAATACCATGAATACGATTAATACGGTGCGCCGTAAGTATTGGGAATATGGATCAAGGATACCGTATGCAATATATCATCAATCGACTCGGCCAAGACGGAAGCTGCCGAGGCGGGCATTTTTATTTATCTCGAATAAGTTCAGGTTGAGAACTATTAGGGCTTTTCATTCTTATGTTGTCACGGGGAAAGTCAGCACGGGAGAAATATAGTGGTAGATGAATATTTACCGGGTTTGAAAACATTGCTGGAAACGTATTTACAAACATATTTAACAGCCCTAGCAAGCACAGCGTACCCTCTGCCAATGCCAACATTCTATGATTATGAGAAAAACACGTTTGAAAAGATGCCTGCGGGAGTGTTACTGCCTGAAACCAGTATGCCTGGAGAGCAGGAGGCCGGCGGAGAGTTCATTGATACAGGCATCATGCTCGATCTTGCGGTAAGTGATGTCAAGAACGATATTTTACCGATGAGAATATTTTTGTATGAGCGCGCTATACGTGAATGTATTTGGAATTATCGCAATTACAATGACAATAGTTATAAGTGTGGAAAGGCGGATTATTCGCTTGAATTTGATAACGGCACACAAGTACAAAAAGATTTATTTTTAATGATAGCAGCAAGCGGTCAATATTCGTATTAACGGAGGTGCAGTATGGGTTATAGAAATTATGATGGATATGTTGGAATAGCCAGACAAACGGAAAAGGGATCCGGCCAGGATCCTGTTTACTGGTTTCGATATTTAACGGCGGAATATAATCCCGTGAATGAAATGCAGACCATAAAAGAGGGCGGATTTGACCGGCAGGGTGTGATCACTCTCAAGACGGGAATGACGTTCAATATCACAGTTGAAGCCCTCGTGAGGCCGGACATGATCGGCTATCTTTGTACTGCATTGATGGGGGCTGATGCAAAAACAGGGGAAACCGCACCATATACGCATACGATCTCACCGGCGACCGAGGTTGATTACTGGACTATTGAAATGGGGCGGTTGAAACTTGCCGATTCCGGGGCTGATTCAATAGTGGACAGGCTGGTCGATTGCAAGATACTCTCACTGACCATTACCGGAACTGCCGGGGATCTGATACGCTGTTCATTCGAGTTTCAAGGACTCACGGTTACCTCTGGCAGCACATGGGATACTATTACTGACGATACGGAGTTGCCTTTTAGATTTGACCAGGGAGTCTATACTTTTCTTGGAGGCGCAAGTACCCTCATTACGGAATTTGCGCTGGAGGTAGTCGGCAATGTTGAAGGGATACAAACGAATAGCATTACCTATGACCAGCTGGTCGAGGGCGGATTTGATGTTTCGCTGACCTTCACATTTAAGGCGACAACGGACACCCCATACAGAAAGGCATATTACGGAGCAGCAGACGGTGCTGCAGCAAGCCAGGATCATGAGGAATCCCAGGTAACTATTTTAATTAACAATGGGGGGACCACTACTGCTGAGCGAGAAATTAGTATAGACATTACAAAACTGGCCTATGAAGCGATACCGCTAACCGGTATCAGTGGTGAAGGTGACGTCTATATGTACAGTGCGTCTGGAATTGCAATAAAGAGCGGGGCAAGTAACCTTGTAGACTTTGTAATTAAAAATGCCAACGAAACGGCCTATGATGGTGCATAAGGAGGATTTATGAAAATACAGGAAACCAAATTAAACACAAAGCTTACGTATGGGGTTGCAGAGGAAACCATGCAGATAAACTTGAAGGGCGGCAAGCTCCTTGTGCGTGCCGGTGATGTGATCGGCTGGCTCGGGGGCAAGGATGTTGTGTTTGTCTGTTCTGAAGAACACCTAAATAAGTTGATAGAAAAACCAAAAAAGAAAGAGGTGGAAGATGGCGAAAGTGAGTCTGGATAAATATTCTAAGGGTATAGAGATTGAATGGAAGGGTAAAACTTATACTGTTCCAAAAATTAGGGTAATCGAAGGAAAAATAGTCGAGAGAATTGCCAAAATGAATACCGTTGAGGGCATTCTCGAAAACGCTCCCACTCTCATGGATTTTATTATTGACAGAATAAAAAAGGCAGATCCGAAAATAGACGAAAAGGCGTTGCGTAATGAAATGACCTATGAGGAAGTTGATGTAATCGCTGCCGCCCTGATCGGGAGGACTACTGATTAAAGGTCTTGAGATTGAAGAGGAATTATTTTTCTTTGTATCGAAATATTTCAATGTGCCCCCTCTGGATTTGCTTGAATATCCAGAAGTATTATATAGTGATATGGTGCGATATATCCGAATGAAAAAACAAGAAATGGATGTGAATCTGTTCAGGATAGAATCTAAAAAAAGGTTGAAGGCTAAATATGGCCAAAGAACATGATGTCAAAGTTAGAATAGGGGCTGATGGCAAGCAAGCCCGGGCCGAACTCGATAAGACAAAAAAAGCGACGGGTCAGTTTTCAAAAAGTGCATCATCATCTTTGAAATCTTTTGCGAAAACGGCTGTCAGTATTGGTGCTGTTTATTTGGCTTTAAAAAAGCTCTCGCAATTCATGAAAACTACTCTTGAAGCATATGGATCACAGGAAACAGCTGTCCTTGATCTCAATTCTGCAATGAGACAGGCGGGTACTTATTCTCAAGAGGCCTCACAAAGAATATTACTATTAGCATCTAATTTGCAACAGGTTACGATATATGGTGATGAGGCGACATTGGCAGCGGCAGCCCTTGCTCAATCTCTAGGGAAACTCAGCGAAGATGAGCTCGCAAAAGTAATCCCCATGATTCAGGATATGGCTGCTGGCATGAAAATTGATCTCAAAACTGCCGCTACGTTATTTGGCAAAACATTGGGAAGTACCACGAATGCGCTTAGCCGGTATGGAATAATTATTGATGCAACAGCGGATAAGCAAACAAAAATGGCAGAATTACAAGCACAAATTAATGAAAAATTCGGTGGAAGAGCTCAGGATTTAGCAAGAACATATACAGGCCAGGTGATTCAACTAAAAAACAGTTATGGTGATTTGAAAGAGGAAATCGGTTTTCTTGTTTCAACGCAGATGCCCGGATTTGTGGATTTAGGTAAGGCAACTGTTGCGGTATTAATCGATATGGTTGAATGGATTGGCAGGAATAAAAAGGAGATAGAAGAATATAGAAGGGCATTGCACAATATGAATGTTGAACAGTTGGAAGAACAAATCCGATTGAATGATATTAGAATAGACCAAATGGCTGAGACAATGAGGGCTCTTGATCAAGTTATGAAAAGTCATAGAAAATTATCGAGAGAATATCGGAATGCAAAAAAAGAACTAGAACCGCTAAATGAAGAATGGTGGAAATTAATCAAAAGAAATAAAGAATTAAATGATCAGGTGGAATTATTAACAAAAAGACAATTTGAAGCTGGGGAAACAATAAATGATACTATACCCAAAATACTGATGAGGAAGAAAAAACAGCTGCACTAGAAGCTCTTGATGAAGAGTTTGAAAAAAAGAAACGTGCCGAAGCTCATAAGGCAGCAAAAACGGAAAAACAATTTTCTTTGTTTGAGGCAGTCGTGAATACAGCTGCAGCAGTAGTGAAAGGATTAAATACAAAGCCTTTTATTCCGCTCGGTCTGGCGATGGGAGCTTTAGCGGGAGCGCTGGGAGGGGCACAAATAGCGGCGATTAATGCGCAACCTTTACCATCGGCAGCGAGAGGTGCGGATTTCTTGACTGAGGGCCCTCAAGTATTGGTAGTTGGTGATAACCCCGGAGGACGGGAGCATGTTGAGATTACGCCGGTAAGCTCGCCGAATGTAACCGGGCCAAAAACGATTATAGCTGCGCCATTAATAATAGAGATAAATGCAACACCTGTTTATGAGGGTATGCTAAGGGCATCACAAGATGGAATTGCTCTGGTAGATGCGAGTGCGATTTACAAGGGTTAAATATGCGTATACTTTGGGACAATGAGTTTGATAAATACACGATTACTGCTAATTCAGAAGAAACCGGATATCCCACTACTAATTTAAATCAAGATTTTACTCTGGCCAAAAAAACCCGGAGTACGGATGATACTGCCGAGACCTGGCTTATCGATGCAGGCGTGGGTAACACTATCGAAATGACGTGCGCTGCCATAGGAGATGGGCATAATCTCACGAGCGGGGCAACGATCAAGTTTCAGGGAAATGCAACGGATTCCTGGGGATCGCCGTCGGTTGATGAAACTTTGACTTATGCGGCAGGGAATATCATAAAGTTTTTTACCGGTGGATCTTATCGATATTGGCAGTTCTCAATAGCGGATGCAGCCAACCCTGATGGATATATTGAGCTGGGGAGACTGGCGGCGGGTACTTATTTGAACCTAGGGGATATTATTTATCGCGAGTTTCCGGAGGAGTTTATATCTACTTCGGACAGAGAGTTCACGGTTACAGGCCAGGTTTATGGTGATAAAGGTATAATTTATAAGATTTATAATTTTCAATTACCATATGAAGCAAACGCTCAAAAAGAAAGCTTGGTTGATGTGTTTATGGAAATCGATATTATAAAACCGGCATTCTGGGTAGTAGATGAAAACGACCTAACAAAAATAAAACCCGTGTATGCAGTCTTTAACGATAATCTTAGCCACAATCACATTATATCTTACATCTGGAACGGAACAATACCCTTGAGGGAGGCGAAATGAGTGGTCAAATAATACCAACACCGGCATACAAAGCAGCGGACGGACAGTCGTTTGGTACCCAGCAGGAGAAAGGTCGTCTTGGCATTATACCGCTTTCTCTAACGAATTACGATAATAATTCCGTACCACAGATAGCTGCCGGCAGCTGTGTAGAAATAAGCGGGTCTATATTTCAGTTTCCTTCTGATGATACAATAACCGATACGCCTTCCAGTGGTAATATCAACTACATAATGCTCACGGTATCGGGAAGCGGGGATTCGCAGACAGTAGAAGCATCATGGACGACCACAGCACCGACGTGGAATACGTCGAAACAGGGGTATTATGACGCGACAGGTGCTAAACGGTATGTGGGGAAATGCTTTTTTGATGGCACATATTATACACAAAAAATGGTTTATAGATAAAAATGGAAACGAAGTAATAGCAATGCAAATGGAAACGAAAGGTAATACAACCGGAGCTTCATTGGCAACTATGACTGAAGTAAATGTTGATGTAACTGGATTTTCCTGGACTCCTACAGCAATTTTAACTGCACAGGTTGCATTTGGCGCAGGTGCTGCTACTAATTTACTTGGAGTTGCCTGTTATGGACAGGGTTCTGCTCCTAGGGCTTATGCCGGTACTGTAGGACAAGGACTTAGCATTGTAAGTGTAATACCAGGTGTCAACAAGGTAACGGTAAGACTTAGAAATAGTACTGCTGCAACTCTTTACTATGATAATATTATTGTAACAGCAGTAAGAGCCCCATAAAATGGAATGAGGTAGCAATTATGCAAATGGAAACGAAAGGTAATACAACCGGAGCTTCATTGGCAACTATGACTGAAGTAAATGTTGATGTAACTGGATTTTCCTGGACTCCTACAGCAATTTTAACTGCACAGGTTGCATTTGGCATAACTGCAAATACTTTATTAGGAATTGCAGCTTATGGACAAGGTTCTGTTCCCAGAAGTTATGGAATTACTATAGGTCAGGGACTTAGTATTGTAAGTGTGGTTCCTGGAACAAATAAAGTAACAATAAGGTTAAGAAATAGTACTAACGGTATTTTATATTATGACAATCTTATTGTAACAGCAGTAAGAGCGCCGTAAGGAGGGACTTTTTTAATGACATTAGAACAACATGAATCACAACTGCAATTATTGAAAGATGATAATACTATCCTTGACACGGAGTTAGCAAAAATATGAGTTTCACAACCGAAAAAGAAAAACCAGTATCAAATAAAATAGTCCTTGCCGAAATAGACATGGGCCGGAAACAGATCAACTGGCTGAATTACAGCGCTGGTATTTGGTATTACAGATTTAATACATTCAAAGAGAATCAGGAGCATAGTTTTTTATACGGCAATTTTCTTTTCGGGCCATTTCTCAGCTCAGGGACAGAAGATTCGGGTATCAACTTTACGCCTTTTGACGTGGGGTCCTGCTTCGTAGATGGCGAAGAATACACAGAACAAGCATCTATAGCGAATTTAATCAGCAACAATAAGAGCTGGTGCTATGACCGGGATGAGACGGAATTCTATATCCACGTTGACGGTTTTGATGATCCCCGTAACCACAAGGTAATACTCGGTATTACGCTCGGGATTAGCAACAAAGCAAAGCACATCAACGGCGGTTATTACGAACCGCGCATCAAAGGTATTTTTTCGATAAGCAAATCCAAGGACCCTTTAGAGTTCGGTATTATCCGCATGGACGGCGGAAGTATGGACCTCGATAACAAAGACGGCTTTTTCGATGACTTCACGGACAGCGTTGTCTTCGGGCAGCCGACAGACATAAAATACGGCATAGACGATATAAACGGCACAGAGATGGATTATGCTGATTACAGGCAGGTCGGGAAATTCTACGTCGACGATATTGATTTAGGCTGGCCGGATTGCAAAGTATCACTTATTGATTACAGAGATCTTTTTTCAAAGAAAATACCGACAAATGTTTTTGACAAAACGACATTTCCATATCTGAAAGATTCGAATATCGGCAAATCTATACCGTTGCCATGGGGGCCGGTGTACGGATTCAAGCCGATCTGCACGAATGAAGAAGGATCTACGCCCTTTCGTTTTCAACTCGCTGATGTGACTGATCATGTCGACGGAATAGTTTCCATCGACAAGGTGGTTGTTGAAACGACAGATATAACCGGAAATCAGGTTGATCATTTAGCTGATGGATATTTTACACTTACGTCGACTTATTACACTCCCGGCCAAAAGGTCTATGTGGATTTCAAAGGCTTCAAGGCTTCAGGAATCCTTGATGACAATTCCCTCGATGTGATAGAAGATACTCTCTATACATATCTGAACATTCCGTACACTTCAGTTTATTACGATCAAACAGAATGGGCGATAGCTAAGGCGCTTGCAAAGAATATCGGCTTCATTCTCGACAAGCCGACCGAAATCAAGAAGATCATCGAGATAATACAAAGATCTAATTTCGGCGGGTTTATCGTGCATGACGACGGTAAATATACTTTTCGGATCCTCGATCGTACAGTGGCAGCCGATGAAACGGTATCACTGAAAGAATATTTTACCCCGCCGCGGATAAGATATATCAGAAGTAGATATCTTTCAAAGATCAGCATAGGATACGCAAAAGATTACGGCAATAATGATTACCGCCGGTATTTGAAAGATGATCTCGAAGCTGATATTGTGGCGGAGTATAAAAAAAGCAAATGGAAAGAGATTGAAACATATCTTACTAACGAAACAGACGCAAAATGGCTTGCCGAGAAATATATGGATTTGTGGGGAAAAGTGAGAGGTGAGATCACGACAAAAACGGGAATACAGAGAAGCGAGTTTGAGATCGACGACGTAAAAAATCTTACCCTGGACCGGCGGGACCGTGGATGGAAGGGACCGATGAAAACCGAGATCATTGGATTACAGAAGGATCTGCTCGGGACCGGAAAAGTGGCAATCAGGGGACTCGTAATCGGGGATTAACATGATAATCGAGGAGTTTAAAAACTTACATAATTTTCATATATCCGAGCTCGACTATAGAGGCCGGCCTATCATATCCAAAATGAGCCTGATAAAACCGAGGCTGATGTATCGTCTTGATGAGTCTGTGGGATTTGCGAAGCAGGAGTACGGCAAGGACCGCGGGAAGTTCAGGATACATTGCATTACCCTGGGTGAACATTCGAAGAATAGCAAGCACTACACCGGAGAGGCGGTCGATGGTCATTTTATCGGCCTGTCTCTTTATGAAATGGTAATGATCGGGATGAAAGCCGGGTTTACTGGAATCGGCTATTATCCCGAAGCGAATACAAAGTTTATACACTTTGATATCAGGGAGCAGGACCATGTAAGCACCTGGTTATTCATTCATAACGAATACGTTTACGACTATGATATTTTCACAGAGAGACTATTGATGGAGGCGGCGTAATGAAAGGCGGCCGTAAATTTACAGGTTTAATAATAGCTTTCGGGCTTCTTTTGATAGGCCTGGTAATAGTTCATTTCCTTAAAATGAAACTGGATTTTTACGAAGTTTATGCGAAATGGATCGTTATCGGGCTAGGAATCTTCACAGGTGGTAATGCAGGGATAACCATTCCCGCACTTATTAAAGGGATTGCGCCGGAAAAGGATCCCGCAGGACCGCCTTAAAATCTATTTAACGGAGGAAAAAAATGAGCGCGATTAAAAAGTGGGCGCTCGGCGGGATGATATGTGCAGCGATTGCGTTAGCCATATTTTCTACGATCTTCATAACGGGTGAGACGCCAGGTGAAAAGATCATGGCTATTTTTGGATATGTCTTCCTCGTAATGGATGCACTAGGTTTGTTTGTATTCAAGCCATGGGTGAATCCGCCTAGCGCTCGAGCTCCACCGAGCTAGAGTTTTGCGATGAAAAAGTTTAAAAAGTTTTTGATTATCCTGGGCGCTTTGGCTGGTGCTTTCATAACGGCCATGTTTGCAATTGAAAAAATCAAACAATGCGTGAAAGGTAAAGTCAAGGCGCCCTCCTCATTCTTACCGGTACCCGGGGATCCTGGGAAGATCTACGTGAAAAACAATAAATCCGGTAAGTTTGAAACTGCGAAGCTGCCGGAGAAAGTAAAATACAAGGATGTAAAGGCAGCTACCATAACGGAGGGGGGTGGTGTCGTTGTTGAAATTAAACATAAAACTGTGGATCGTCGTTCTGGTGATCCTATTCCTGATAGTGCCTATGACAGGATTAAGCAAGGAAATAAAGAAGGCTGAAGAGTATACCCCATTGTCATACGATGAAGCACATGCCTGGCTAATGACGATATCATATCAGCAGCTGATTGATTTTATTATCGCTTATGACTACGTGGAGCATGCTCTACCAGTGGTAACGCCGGCGGAAAAGCTGATACTGATATCGGGGCGGGATCTACAAATAACAGAGCAGGAACCTATGAAAATCAATATCGGTTATTTGGAGTATGAGATCCACGCAGAGGATGAGGTTTATCCGGACTTTATACCAAAACGGAACTTTAAGCCATATATATACACGGGAGTCGGCGGGGTTGTCACGGGGATCCTGCTAATGCTGATAATAGGCAGATAAATGAACGGAAATAATAAAATTACAGTGATGTGGGTAAGCCTTGTATTCATGATACTCATAGGTGCCGTCGGGTGGGTATTCGGGTTTACAAATCTGTCTGCAGCTCAAAAAGTGAAAGATCATGATGATATTTTGCTGGAACTGATTGAGGGTAGGGGAGTTGTTGCGACTGAGCTTAAAAATATGAACAGACGATTAGACAGAATAGAAAGATTAATAGAGGGGAAATGATACGGTAGATGGTGGGGTTTAAATGAATAAATCAGTTCTGAAGAAAATTAAAGATAAGGCAGAGTATGACGTTGAGCTTGAAAAATGTAAGATAAAGATTGGCGGTAAAGACGAGGATACTTGTGGCAGGTTTGTGCCCAATGTAAATATGTCTAAATGGAATGATGAGTGCTGGCTTAATATAAATCGCCCGTTGGACGTATTGGACGAACTTGAAACTTTTGATGGGAATGGACTTGGATTAGAATTAGGTAATGAAAAAAGTAAATATTATATAGACGATGATGGCAATCTTGAATATGAAATTGAACTTAAAACCAAGCCTTTTTCCAATAAAATAGAATTGGAATTATTGTTTTCTGAAGGATTAGAATTTTCGCTTCAGCCGCTTATTCCGCCTGCAGGATCAATAATGCCGGAAAATGTACTTGGTAGTTATGCAGTCTATTGGAAAGAGCAAAATAATGAATATGAAACCGGCAAGTTTTGTCAGATTTATCGTATAAAAGTAATTGATAAAAATGGGAAGTGGCGCTGGTGCAAGCAAGCTATTAACGGAAATCTGTGGGCTATTGAGCTTCCTCAGCATTTTTTAGATGACGCCGTGTATCCAATAACAGTCGACCCTGTACTTGGGTATAACACGATTGGAAGTTCGACTCAAAGAGTTTATAATAGTATGCGGATGGGTCAAGTCTTTACAAGCCCCGCTGTTACCGGAATTGCGACGATGTATCATGCAGCAATTTCTAATGTATCATATCCATATAATCAAAAGTTTGGTATTTATGATGTCGATCAAGCTACTGAAAATCCAAATGGTAAAGATCTTGTTGATGGGGTTGAAATGCCTAATCCAATTATAAGTGATGATAATCAAGTTGCCGCACAGGGTGGAACTATTTTGGCGAGTACAAAGTATTGGGTAGGAACGATTTCAAAGTCTGGATATAATTATGTCAGATGTGATTTTGTTGGTACATCTTGGATTGGGTCTGGAACGAATTATGATGCAGAGTGGAAAGCAGTTTTTGATAATGGTCAGACTTTCGGCGGTTTTCGTTTTAGCATTTGGGTTGATTATGAGCCAGCCGCAGAAGGAGCAGGTAAGATATTCTCAGAAGAGGGCATACATTCTCGAATATTGAGGTAAAAAATGTATTTAGGTTCCTGGAAAGTAGGTGATTATTTAACGTTTCCTTGTAATACGCATAAAGTGAGTGGAGAAGCGTTCGATGCGGATTCTGACCCTTCGTATAGAATTTATGAAGATGAAACTGGAACTCCTGTAGCAACGGGTACATTAGAAAAGCTTGATGACGCAGGTACTCTCGGGTTCTATACGGAAAGAAGACAGCTTTTATCGGCAACCGGATTTGAAAAAGGAAAATGTTACACGATTTATATAACGGCGACAGTTGACAGTAAGATAGGTACGATGTCGCACACGTTTCAAATTGAGGCTGAGGTGAATGTGGCGCGGATTTTTAGTTACGTGGTTGAGGGCGCATTGACGTTTGTAGAATATTTAAGACTCTTGTTGTCAGGACTCGCACTCAAAACGAGTGGGGGTGGAACATCAACATTGAGATCAAGAGATCTGGCCGATTCGAAAGATCGTATTATGTTAACGGTTGATGAAAATAAAAATCGAACCGGCGTGACTTTGGATGGTAGCTGATGGATATGGGGAGGTTTCATTCGTCATGGTGGCCTGATGGTTGGTGGCTTGATGGTTGGTGGCCTGATTACGGCTCGGGAATATCGTATATTGTATCATTGAGAGTGATAAGCCCCGGAACAAGAGAGCTGCAGTTAGAAAGCGCGGGTACGCGAGAACTCCAATTGATGAGCCCTGGGACAAGAAATCTGGTATTGGATAGCCCGGGAACCCGGAGATTACAACTGGCGAGTCCGGGTACCCGAAAACTACGTCTTATAAGCGAGGTCGAGAATGGCTGAGGTATATATATCGAAACTGTCTGACGCATATCAGATAGAAGTGCAGACAAATCTTGATTTTACGACAGACGATATATCGAGCGCGAAAATATTATATATCGACCCGGATGGAACAACGGGGGAATGGTCGGCAACGAAACTGGCAGGCTCCGAAAGCGACGGCGTTGTGTATTATATGCTCCCCATGGGTTCCCCGCTTTCTATTGGTGGGATATGGAGCTTTAGGGCACAGCTTACATATTCGGATGGCCGTGTCTTGTATACGGAATGGGTTAAGCAGCATGTTGGAGAATGACCGCGCTGCAGGAAATCAATACCCCCTGACTGCTAACCATATAGCACAACAGTTGCCCATTAGTTGCCCACTAAGGATTTTTATAATAGGTTTATATGGTCATTATGAAAATATAAATATAAAAATATAAGCATTTAGGAATATTAAGGTATATCTATTTTATATATACGGGTCCTACTGGGCCCAGAGAATATCTTTGTAACTCTATTTATTTTTAGATTTAATCATTCCGGTTGCCCATTTAGTTGCCCACCCCGGGAATTAAAGATTTTAAAATTTGACTCGAGCTGCCCCGGTAGGATATGCCTGTAGATATTCAGTGTTGTGGCAATAGATTTGTGCCTCAAAAGTTTCTGGACATCGCCGGCAGGAGCTCCGTCCGCAAGCATTACCGTTGCGAAAG